AGATTATAAATTAAGTCATCTTGCTTTCCTAATTAGTGATTTATTTAAGAAAGAAAATAAAGGAGATGTACTCAAGACAACCAAAGACTTTTTAACAGGAGTTGTAGGTTTACCCGCAGATAGCAGAATCAATAAAATAGATTATAGTGATCCAGCATCTATAAACCGTAATGTAGGTTTAATGCACTTTATAGACTATTCAAATAAAGAAGGATTTAATCATTTTATGATTCATGATTTTGGTAGTGGTACAAGATTAAAAGGAGGTAATACAGGTAAATATATGTATGTAACTGGTTCTCCTGAAAGTATGGCTGAAGGTTTAGACAAGTTAGGAGTTACTTTTGAAAAAATTTCATATGTCCTCTTTAGACCTAGAATGGGATATGCAACTTCCTACTTAGGAGAAGACGAACAATAAAAGTTATGGCAAAAGATATCAAAAAGATAATTGCACAGGAATATCTTAAATGTGCAAAGGATCCAGCATACTTTATGAAAAAGTATTGTTTTATCCAACACCCTACTAGAGGTAGAATTCTTTTCGCTTTATACCCTTTTCAAGAGAAAATCTTACATTTATTTAAAGATAACCAGTATATTATTACCCTTAAATCAAGACAGTTAGGTATATCAACTTTATCAGCCGCCTACAGTTTATGGTTAATGCTCTTTCATAAAGATAAAAACGTTCTAGCACTTGCAACTACTCAAGCAACAGCAAGAAACTTAGTTACTAAGACTATTTTTATGTATGATCAGCTACCTAAGTGGTTAAGGTTAAGAGCAGTAGAAAAAAATAAATTATCTCTAAGATTAAAAAATGGCTCTAAAATTACTGCAAAATCTTCAAACGCTGATGCTGCAAGATCTGAAGCGGTATCGCTACTATTAATAGATGAGGCGGCATTTATCGACAATATAGATGAAACATATACTGCTGCTCAACAAACATTAGCTACCGGTGGACAGTGTATGGCACTATCTACTCCTAACGGAATAGGTAACTGGTTTCATTTAACTTGGGAAAAGGCTGAAACAGGAGAAAACTCCTTTTTACCTATAAGATTACCTTGGACAGTACATCCTGAAAGAAATGAAACTTGGCGACAACAACAAGACAGAGACCTAGGTCCTAGGATGGCCGGTCAAGAATGCGACTGTGATTTCTTATCCTCAGGAGATACAGTATTTGAACCTGAAGATATATCTTTTTATGAAGAAACATACCAAAAAGACCCTATGGAAAAAAGAGGAGTTGACGGTAATTTATGGATTTGGGAAGGAGTTGACTACAGTAAGTCATATATGGTTGTAGCGGATGTAGCGAGAGGAGATGCTACGGATTACTCTGCATTTCATATATTTGATATAGAAAACTGTGTTCAAGTAGGAGAATATAAAGGTAAAATATCTCCTAAAGACTTTGGAAATGTACTGGTCGGAATTGCAGCTGAGTATAATGATGCTTTATTAGTTATAGAAAATGCTAATATCGGATGGGCTACTATAGAACAGGTAATGGAAAGAGAATATAGGAATTTATACTATAGCCCTACTAATAATAGAGACACAGTAGAGTCATATATGAATAAGTTTGAACGTGATAAACTAGTACCTGGGTTTACTATGTCAGCTAAATCACGTCCATTAGTTATTGCTAAAGCAATCGAATATATTAGAGAACATTCAGTACACGTACAGTCTAAAAGGCTAATGGCTGAAATGAGGGTATTTATATGGAAAAACGGTAAAGCACAAGCTCAAGATAGATATAATGATGATTTAATTATTTCTTTTGCAACTGCTTTATATGTAAGAGATACTGCGTTAAGACTAAGACAACAGGGTATGGACCTAGCTAGAGCGTCATTATCTTCGTTTACAAACCTTAACGCTCAAAATAAAGCTGTGATAAAGACAGTTGGAAATCAAGTAAAAAATCCTTATATTGTTAATACACCAGGGGGCGAACAAGATATCTCTTGGTTATTAAAATAGACTATTTATAATTAAAACGTACTTTAATGGCGGATAAATCACTATTTGGTAGACTTAAGACACTTTTTTCAAACGACGTAGTAATAAGAAACGTCGGAGGAAAAGAACTTAAGATTGCTGATGTAAACAAAATACAGAATACTGGTAGATATCAAACTAATTCTCTAGTAGATAGATTTAGCAGACTTTATATCTATAACAATAAGAATATTTATAACCCTAATATTAACTACCAGACATTAAGAATTCAACTATACTCAGACTATGAAGTAATGGATACTGATCCAATCATAGCATCTGCTCTAGATATTATAGCTGACGAAGCAACAGTTAAAAACGATCAAAACGAAATATTAGCTATTCAATCTTCTGATGAGAATATACAAAGAGTACTTTATAATTTATTTTATGATGTACTTAACATTGAATTTAATTTATGGTCTTGGACTAGAAACATGGTAAAATATGGGGACTTCTTCTTAAAATTAGAGATTTCTGAAAAGTTTGGAGTATACAACGTACTTCCTTATACTGTATACCACATGATAAGAAGAGAGGGAGAAGATCCTGATAATCCTTCTAAAGTAATCTTCCAGTTAGACCCAGATGGATTAGCATCTTCACAGAGTACTAATTACTTACCTAGAAGACGTAAAAAGAACCAAAAAATTATAGATTTTGACAATTACGAAATAGCTCACTTTAGATTAATATCTGATACCTCTTACTTACCATACGGTAGATCATACTTAGAACCAGCTAGAAAGATATATAAACAAGTTACTCTAATGGAAGATGCGATGTTAATTCATCGTATAATGAGAGCTCCAGAAAAGAGAATGTTCTACATTAACGTAGGAAACGTTCCACCAAATGAGGTAGAGCAATTCATGCAAAAGACCATTAATTCAATGAAAAAGACTCCTTATGTAGGAGAAGATGGTCAATACAACCTTAAGTTTAATATGCAGAATATGATGGAAGATTTCTATCTACCTGTAAGAGGAGGAGATCAATCAACTAGAATAGAAACTACTAAAGGATTAGATTACGACGGTACTACTGACGTTAATTACCTACTTAACAAAATGTTTGCTGCTCTAAAGATACCTAAAGCTTATTTTGGATATGAAGGAGATCTAAGCGGTAAAGCTACTTTAGCAGCAGAAGACATAAGATTTGCTAGAACAGTAGAAAGAGTACAGAAGATTATGGAATCAGAGCTTACTAAAATAGCTCTAGTACATTTATATTCTCAAGGATTCTCTGGTGAAAGTTTAACTAACTTTGAAATTAAGTTAACTACACCATCTATTATATTCGAACAAGAAAAAGTAGCTCTACTTAAAGAAAAAGTAGATCTTGCTTCTCAAATGAAAGATACTAAACTATTTTCATCTGACTATATATACGAATCAATATTTAATTTATCAGAAGATCAATATATGGAAATGAGAGACTTGGTTAGAGAAGATTCTAAAAGAACATTTAGAATAGCCCAAATTGAAGGAGAAGGAAATGATCCTGCTAAGTCTGGTACTACATACGGTACTCCACATGATTTAGCTTCTATGTACGGTAGAAGAGCTACATCAACTCCTAAAGGCGGAGGAGCAGAAGATATACCTACAGGGTATTCAGAAACAGAACCTGAATGGGGAGAACCTGGACCTGAAGGAGGTAGACCAACAGAAAAAGCATCTGTATACGGAACCAACGATGCTTTAGGCGGCCGTGATCCATTAGGTATACAAGGTATGAAAGGTGGATATCCTTCTGATAACGATAATGTAGCAGAGAACCTATCTACACAAGCTGTTTATCATAGAAATAAACAAGATCTTAAAAATATAGTTTTTAAAAAGCATGCAACGAAAGAATCTAAGATGCTAAGTGAAGACAATATTAAAGATTTAGAGAATTAATACATATTTATATATAGTAAACGTATACAATGAGGATAAAACATTCAAAGTATCGCAATACTGGTCTTATATACGAATTGCTGGTTAAGCAAATCGCTGCTGATGTACTCGAAAATAAAGAGTCAACAGCTATAAAGATTTTAAAAAAGTATTATAGCGGTAAGACTACTTTAGCTAAAGAATATAAGCTATATGAATTTGTAGTTAAAAACAATTCAGTATCTCAAGCTAAGGCAGAAACGATCATTTCTACTATTACTGAGGTTTCAAGAAAATTCAATCAAAAATTACTTAAAGAACAAAAGTATGCTTTGATATCAGAAATAAAAGAAAAATATAACATTGACGAATTTTTTACTGTCGATGTAAGAGATTATAAAGCACTAGCGTCTTTATACTGTTTATTAGAAGCACAAAATAATTCTAATTTAGTTGACCCTAGCTTTTTAATTAATAATAAAACTACTTTATTAGAGCATTTAACATCTAAGAAACAAAATGCAGAGGACGTTAAAGACTCATTAATAGAGCAATATTCTAAGTATGATAAAGATTTAAAGCTATTAACCTTTAAAATCTTATTAGAAAAGTTTAATACTAAGTATAGAGATCTTCTTCCTGAACAGAAGAATATTTTAAAAGAATTTATAACATCAGTTAATTCAAGTAAAAAACTATTTAATTTAGTTAATACTGAATTTAGTAAAATTGCAGAAGCTGTAAAAGGTTTAAGTAAAAAAGTAACTGATGATATACTAAAGATTAAATTAGATGAAATATCTAAGTCAATCAAACCTTTAAAAAGTACTGATAAGGTTGGAGATACTCATTTAGTTAATCTAATGCAATATTACGATCTAGTAAACGAGCTTAAAAGCTTATGAAAAGGTCGGAACTAGTTCAGTTAGTACGTGAAGTACAACAGGAATTAGACGAAGCTAACGTTACTAATAGTGGCGGAGCATCATTTACACCTGGTGATGGAGCACAGTATGCAACACCAGCTGCATTTGGAAAGGCAACTCGAGCAATTAAAACGCTTAAGAAGCAAGGTTACAAGCAGGTTAGTCGTCCTAAACGACCATCACATACTAAAGCGTTTGACTATTTATAAAAATGAGAACATACACAGTAACAGAAAAGCATAGAGCCGTACAAGAGGGTAAAATGGCTAAGAGTGAATTTGTAAGACAAATGAGACTTGGTTACCCAGAACACATCACACAATGGAACGGGTACGATGATACAGTACAAATTCTTAAAAACAGAGGTCTTCTCTATGAAACAATTAAACCTGTTGTAGTAGAAGAAAAGATAGATGCAATGAAATTACCTTATAGCTTAGAGTCATTAGACAGAGGTATAAGATATGAATTTGCAGCTGCTGGTATTGATTATCATGCTGGTGCTAGAATTAATATTGAACAATATAATGAAGCACTTAATAAAGCAAAAGCTAATTTAGATAAAGACCCGATGCATTATCTTAATTTAGTTTCTGGTGAATCTTCAAAAGTAGATAAGAACGACCAACTAAGACCAGTTTCTAATAAACCAGATGTATTTAATGGAATGAAAAAAGCTGACCTTAGAGAAGCTAAAGTACTTTTAAAAGAAGGAAAAATGGACGATCTAGCTGAAAAGCTAGGTATTGATGTAGGTAGATTACAAGCAGCTGCTGATAGATTAAGAGAAATGGAAAGAGAAGATGCTGCTGAAACTGCTGGTAAAGTTCAAGCAATGAAAGATATTATTGGAGAAGAACCTGATGAAGTAATGAATATTGATAGATTTGGAAAAGAAAAAGAAGATAAAGACAGCAACTATACTAAAGTAAAAGAAGCTGAAGAAATGGATCAAGAGGAATACCACTTAAAAAGAAAAGAAGCTGCTAATGCTGCTATAGATATTTTAAGAAGAAAGTATCCTGAAGTTACTGCTGGAATACTTAAAGACTTTCTAAGAACTCATATGGATGATCTATATGGTGGAGCAGATCCTATAGAAGAATTTGAAAACTATGTATCAGTTAATTATGATAGTTTAGATGAAGAAGAGAAAGTAACCGAAGATATTGAGGTACTAAGTGACATCATGCAAGTAGTAGGTATCGAAAATGTAGAAGATGCTCTAAAAGCGATTGAAAGATACGAAGGAGATAATGGTCCTGTTAGTAGAGAAGAAGCTAAAGAACTTATAGCAGATCTTAGAGCTACAGATGATGATGAACACGATAGACATATAACTAACCTTATGGTAAAAGCATTTAATACAAAGCTTAAAGGAGTATCTGAAAAGAAAGGTATAGATCACGATAAAGATGGAGATGTTGATGGAGATGATTATATGGCTGCTAAAGATAAAGCAATTAAAAAAGCAATGGGTAAAGATGATGAAAAGAATGAACAGTTAAAAGAAGCTATCAAAAAGATTATAAAAAAATCTTTAACTAAAGATACTTTAAACGAAGCTGCTACTAATCATTTAGCTGCAATGGCTGATACTTATGGAGACTATAAAGGTATGACAGTAGTACTAAATGATCTTCAGAACATAGTAACAGATATTGAAAGTTATTATGCTAAACAAAAAGAAAGATTACAAGGAGTATTTAAAAAAGTAGGAGAAATACAAAATGAAGAAGGATTCAAAGTAGGAGGATTTTTAGCTCCAGCTATAGAAAGCGCTTTTGTAAAAGATTCAAGACACTTAGGAGGTAATAGATTTATGAAAGGTGTAGAAATACCTCAAGTAAAAGTTGCTAAGTTTGATAACTTAAGACAAGAAGAAGCACCTGTAGAAGCAGAAGCTGCTCCTAAAGAAACTGTTTTCGGTATAAACGAAAAAAAATAATATGGCACAACTATTAGTAGACGTTACCCCATTTAAATCAGTACTTAGAGAGTCTAAAGAAAGACCTGGAGTATTTGAAGTTGAGGGTGTTATGCAAAGAGCAGTTGCAGAGAATCAAAACGGTAGAACATATTCAAAAGATATATTACAAAGAGAAGCTGCTAAATACGTTAAAGAATTCGTAGACAGAGGTAATGCATTCGGAGAACTAGATCATCCTGAATCTCCTGTTGTCTCTCTAAAGAACGCTTCACACATAGTAAAAGAGTTATACTGGAAAGGAAACGACCTTATGGGTAAGGTAGAACTACTTAATACACCGGCTGGTAATATAGTAAAAGAAATTATTAAAGCAGGACATACAATTGGTATCTCATCTAGAGGTACAGGTTCTGTTAAACAAACTAATGAAGGACAATTAGAAGTACAACCAGACTTTGAATTAGTATGCTGGGATTTTGTATCTAATCCATCTACACACGGTGCTTTTATGAACCCTGTATCACTACAAGAGGGTAAAGCTAAAGTAAGTAAGTTTGCTAAGTTAGACAATATTCTTAACGATATTTTAAGAGCATAATTGCTTTTTCAGAATAAGTATATATTTATATAAGAATATACAGTCACTTATACTGTATTAATAACATATAACTAACTTCACATTACGATTTCAATAATCGTACGAAACCACAAATTATTTTTATAATGAGTAAAGATTTATTCAAGCAAGCTATTGCTGAAGCTAAATCTGTAAGAGAAGCTGCTATTGCAAATGCAAAGGAAGCTTTAGAAGAATCTTTGACACCTCATCTTAAAGACATGTTAGCCGCTAAACTTCAAGAAATGGAAGAAACTAAAATTGAAGAAGCTCCAAAGAAAGACGAAAAAGAAATGGAAGAAGCAAAACATGACGATAAAAAAGATGAAACTATCGAAGAAGCTCCTAAAGATGACGAAAAGCATGAAACAGTAGAAGAAGATCTAACAGAAGAGCCAGAAGTAGCTGAAGCTGAACACGATGAAGCAGAGGATGATTCAGAAGAATCTGAAGACGATGCTCCTATCGAAGAACCAGCCGAGGATGATATGCCAGACGGAGATGAAGATATTTCT